AAGTTCTATCAAAAAAACGTTCTAAAGTTCGACGTTCTAAAGTTCTATCAAAAAAACGTTCTAAAGTTCGACGTTCTAAAGTTCTATCAAAAAAACGTTCTAAAGTTCGACGTTCTAAAGTTCGACGTTCTAAAGTTCTTTTAAAACAATGTAGAAAAGAAAAAATTTCTATTACTATGGCAGAATTTAAAAGGGGGGAGCTTAAGATGAGAAATAAAAAACAGGTAACAAATCCAAAACAAGCTATAGCAATTGCTTTATCTCAAGCAGATAGATATTGTTAAAATTAATAAAATTAATAAATATAAATATAATGTTAATTTCTATTAAATTCAGAAAATAATAATTATTGTATAATATTAACTATGAAATATTGTACATATATATTTAAAAAAGGTAAATTAAAGGGTACAGTATGTAATGAATTATGTGGTGAAAATTCTTTTTGTAAAAAACATATAAATGCGCAAAATGTTCTAAATAATGATCAATCTACTAAAATAAATCAAGATGATAAATTACCAAAAATAATACATGTTAATAAATTAGTTAATAAAAAGATTATGGAAGATAATATTAAAGAAAAAATATTAAATTTAGAAACATCAGATACAAATAAATCTGTTATTTTTAAACATTATAATAATATGAAGAGAACTGATTCTAATAGTACAGAATATTATAAAAACCAATTATTTGTTGATGCAGCAATAACTTATCCTTGGAATAGTTTTTATAATGTAAATGACAAAATTAACAAAATGGGTATATCAAACTTTATTAACGGATTAAAAATACAATTAGATAACGAAATACATTGTATGGATAGTGTTAAAAATGAAATTATTAATGTTGTTTGTAAATTTATTACAAATCCAAATAGTAATAGAAATAATATTGCATTATATGGTCCAGCTGGTGTAGGAAAAAGTAAATTTATAAAAATTTTATCAGATATACTTGAATTACCTATGAAAACTATTTCTTTAGGGGGAATTAAAGATTCATCTTTTTTTTTAGGTCACGGATATGTATATGTTGAAAGTGGTCCAGGTAAAATAATACAAAATGTAATAGATTCTAAAATTTCAAATCCGATTTTATATTTCGACGAATTAGATAAAGTTAGTGAAACTGATAATGGTAAGGATATTTTTTCCTTTTTATGTTACCTTACTGATCCAACACAAAATACTCTTTTTACTGATCATTATTTTTATGGTATGCATTTTGATTTATCAAAAATTTTTTACGTTTTTACATTTAATGATATAACTAAAATTGATAAAATTTTATTAGATCGTCTTAATATTATCAAGGTAGAATGTCCATCTGACAATGATATTATTAATATTATTGAAAAATATTGTATACCAGAAATTACAAAAAATGTAGGAATTAAAAATAAAATAATATTTGGAAATGATAATATACAATTTATAATAAATTATTGTAAAAATTCATTTGATAAAACAATAACTAGTGGTATAAGAGAATATTATAGAATAATAGAAAAAATTATTCTAGAACTTAATAAAACAATATTATTGTATCCTAAAACTATTATAACAGACATAAATACAGATTTAATTATAACAGAAAAATTATTTAAAAATCTTTTCGATAAAATACAAAATCAAATAAACATTTGTGGAATATCAGAAAATCATATGTACATATAACATTATAATAATATCAAAACAGGGCTCATGCCTGCAAGTAAATTATTACAATTATATAGTATTTCTTGTTTGCAGGCGTGAGCCCTGTTTTGATATTACTTTTTTAAAAGTAATGTTTAGTCGTCATCTATCATTAATTGAGTATAAACATTAGTACATATATTATTTTTATCATTAAAATTTGTATCTGTTATATTATTTTTAACACTATTATCTAGTTCTTTTTCTGAAAATTTTAATTGTACTACTTTCCAAATACTACCTACTTTACCATTATAAACCCAAACTTTTACACATTCTATAATAGCTCGAAAGACTTTTCCTTTAGATAAAATTTCTTCAATATTATTTTCACTTACTGGAATTTTTTCTTTATTAATGTCAAAAATAAAACTTTCAAAATTACCATTTTTATCTCTTGGTAAATTAAATTTGACTAATTTTGGATAATTACCATTTTGTCTTAAAATATTGTTATAAACGAAATTACTATCTTTTACATTAAACAAATTTAAATTATCTTTAACAAGTTGTTGTATAATTTGATCTATACGTTCTATTGTTTCTCTAAATAAAACGGAATTTTCACTATTAGATTGATTTAAAGAACAATCTATATTATATTCTGTAAAATTACTCCATTCTTTTATAATTGGTTTTACACCAAAAGGTGAATACAATATAGATGTACAAATTTGAACAGGTTCTTTATTATATAAAATTTTTACAGCTCTACCAGATTTTGCTAATTTAAATAATGAATCGTCTATCGTTTTTGAATCTAACATTAAATAACTATAAATTAATTAATTTAATGTTATATTAATTTAAATGTTATTCAATTTTTTTTACACCCTTGAAGATTTAAACACCAAACGTATTTTCTTTACAAACTGTTATTATCAACATATCAATTTCTAAATCTTTATAAGATTTATATAAATTATTTAATGAAGTTGATCCTTTTGGAATAGTATTATTTATAAATAAATAAATTGCCTCATATGAATTTAATTTTATTTTTTTTTTTAGAATCATCATAAATTCAGATATTGTAACTTCTTCATTCACTAAATATTTATATTGTGTAAAGTGTATTTTATTAGATCTAATTAATATTGGAATATGATGTGGATATTTTTCTTTAATTAATTCAACTTCTTTTTTAATAATTAGTTTTTCATCTTGGTTAAATTCAGATTTTGAAAAATCTACAACTGATTTTTTTTTTATATTAATATTTTCATTAATGACAGTTGTATCGGTTTTATTTAATTCATTTTCTTTCATTATATATATCATGACAAAAAAATAAAAATAATTATCATATTATTTTTTTATTTAATATATATATAAATGGAATTAAGAGGAATAAAATTAGGATCAAATGACTTTATATTAAAATCAGATGGCGTTTATATAAATCCAAGTATTACTAAAAAAAATCCTGGTATGTTATTTGTTTTTGCAAATTGGTGTGGACATTGTCATAAATTTAAAAGTACTTTTAACGAATTGCAACAACAATTAGGATCGGATTTTCCATTAGTATCATTAGAAGATACTGAACTTAATAAAAATACAAATTTATCGAAAAGTTTAGAAGTTCAGGGTTTTCCTACTATTAAATTTTTTGATCAACGTGGTAAAATAATTGGCAATTATAATAATAATAGAGATAAACAGACAATTCTTGAACATATTTGTAAAATATATCATCATTGTATTAATTATCACTAGTCTTTACACGTTTATATATTGCATTTTATTTATTTATTTAAATTAATAAAATGTTTATTATATCACAATATTTATTACATAAATCTAATTTATGTAATTCAGATAATATATCAACTTATTCAATCGCTGTAGGTTTATTAATATATTCATCTATTTATTTATATTTATTATACTATAATAATGAATTTTTATTTATATTTAATAAATTTATAATTTTTATAATAGGAATTGATTTATTATTATCTACGTTTTATCATTTTAATAATAATCAAACACAATTATATAATAAACAAGATACAATAACAAATCAAGATACAAAAATTCAAGATATATATTTAGATGAATCAAATAATAAAATTCAAGAACATTTAATTATATCAGATGATGAGTTAACAGAAGATTTTGATGAAAACTTGGATGAAGAAGTAGAATTAGATAATGATTCTGAAAATTTTAATTTAGAACAAGATGAACAATTACAATTAGAACAAGATGAACAATTACAATTAGAAGAAATACCAGATTCAAATTTACAAGAAACAATTGTAGAAATTCAATCTCAAGAAATTCAACACAATAATGATATAGAAAAATTATTACAATCTATTCCAATAAACGATAATGTAACGAGTGAAATAATTATAGAACAACCTAAACCTAAAGCAAAAAGACAAACTAAAAAGCGATCTAACAAAGTCGAATTATAATCGCATATAAAATAATTATATTGTATTTTTAAATCTATATTTATTTTATTTTTTTTTAATATATTTATTATAATTATATGGATATAAAATATGATATAATTATAATTGGCGCTGGTCCATCTGGATTAGCATTAGCACAAAGTTATCTTAAAATTAATAATAATATTCTTATAATAGACAAAGAAAGTGATGTAGGAGGTTGTCATAGAGTAAGAAGAGTTTATAATAGTCATTTTAATGAATATTTATTTACTGAACATGGTCCCAGAATTTACAGTGATACATACAAGATGTTTATATATTTATTAAAAGATATGGGTCTTAATTTTTATGATTTATTTGTAAAATATAATTTTCAAATAGCACAAATAGGTGGAGAAACAGTGTGGAGTACACTTAGTTACACTGAATTATTTATTTTTGCAATTGAATATTTTAAACTATTATTTAATGACAATTACGCGATAAATTTATCTATGAAAAGCTTTTTATTACAAAATAATTTTTCAGAAAATTCTATTAATTTGATTGATAGAATATGTAGATTAACTGATGGAGCCAGTATTGATAAATATACACTTAATGAATTTTTACAATTATTTAATCAACAAATTTTATATAATCTTTATCAACCTAAATCGCCAAATGATGTTGGATTGTTTGATCTTTGGAAAAAATATTTATTACAAAATAATGTTGATTTCTTATTAAACTCTAAAGTTACACAATTAATATCAAATAATAATAAAATAGAATCGATAATTGTTAATAATAAAAAAATTTATTGTGATAAATTAATTATTGCAACACCTCCATTAAATATAGTTGAATTATTTGAAAAAAGTCAAAATGAAGTAATAAAAAACAGTTTTGGAGATTTTGATAAATTAAAATCATTTGCAAAAAATACTGCTTATATTGATTATATATCAATAACATTTCATTGGAATACAAAATTAGATTTGCCTAAAGTATATGGGTTTCCTAAAACATCATGGGGTATCGCGTATATTGTTTTATCAGATTATATGACATTTAATGAATCCGCTTCAAAAACAGTTATAAGTGCAGCTATTACTATTACAGATAAAAAGAGTAATACAATTAATAAAACTGCAAATCAATGTCGTGATACAAATGAAATTATTAATGAAACATTTAATCAATTAAAAAGCTCATTCCCTAATTTACCTGTTCCAACTATTAGTGTATTATCACCAGGTGTTTATTACGATAAAGATTTAGAACAATGGATATCAACAGATACAGCTTATATATCAAATTTCAATAAAGATTTTAATTTAGATTTCTCTAGTAAAACTATATCAAATTTATTTAATGTAGGAACACATAATAATAAAAGTCTTTATAAATTCACATCTTTAGAATCAGCTGTTACTAATGCTGTTACATTAAGTCATTTATTAGATTCTAGATTGATAGAATTATATCCAATTACGTCATCTTTAACATCAAGAGATTTTATTATAATGTTTATTATTATTATCAGTATTATTTTTTTATATTATAAATACAAATGACTGATTCTTTATTAATTAAAGAAATTTTAACAGAATTAAAAAATCTAAAATCAGAAATTTCTACAATTAAAATACAAATAGATTCTATCACAAAAAGTACAAATAATATGGATAACCATATATCATTTGTCGAATCAGTATGGACTGTTGTAAAAAATCCATTTTCACATGCTTTACAATTTTATTATGGAGACAATAAATCAATACAAAAATTAGAATCACTAAATGTCAAAAGTATTACAAACTAATATACCTTCGTAAAAATCATTACAAAAGTATACCTTCGTTTTATTTTTTATATAATTATATTTATTTATATAAAATGTTATATTTACTATTCTCTTTAAATATGTTTTTAATGGTATATACGAGATGTCCACTTTTAAATTTATATAAAAGTGAAAATTTAAACTCAAGTGAAAATGTAATCTCAAGTGAAAATTTAAACTCAAGTGAAAATTTAATATTAAGTGAAAATTCAACCTTTAATAATAATTCAATATTAAATGAAAATTCAACCTTTAATGAAAATTTAATACCAAGTGAAAATTCAACCTTTAATGAAAATTTAATATCAAGTGAAAATTCAACCTTTAATGAAAATTCAATATTAAATGGTAAAGCTACATTTTATTTTAGAATTAACGATGATATAGATGGATGCCCAGATGTTCAGACATTTAATGATAATAATACTTATGGTCCTTGTGGGGCACAATATAATTCTAATAGTAAATATTGGTGTGCAATAAAAAATGCTAAGGATTATTGTGGTAAAAGTTTGACTGTATATTATAAAGAAAATAGTATTGATTTAATAGTTATGGATGAATGCCCTAGTTGTGATAATAAAGTAGATATGAGTTTAGAAGCATTAATAGAATTAACTGGTTCAAAAGAAAATGCTTGTGCTATAAATCAAGAATTACCAGATATAAAATGGAATTTGTTATTGTAAAATAATTTCATTTAAATCTTGTTGTGAATTTTGTTGTTGTGAATTTTGTTGTTGTGAATTTTGTTGTTGTAATTTATGTTGTAATTCATTTTCAATAAATGAAAAGGGATTATTTTGTAATATTAATTGTCTTTGTTGAACAATTTGTTGTTGGACAATTTGTCGTTGTATTTGATGTTGTGTTATATTTGTTTCAATTAATTCTTTTACGTCATTTACGATATCTGGATTGTTTTGTAATAAGGCTATAATATATTTTAATTGTGGATAATGTGTTAGTATTTCTATATATGGTAATATATCATGATTGTCTGATAGCCTTTGTATAGTGTTACTTAATTCGGAATCTATAGCTATTTTATTAAATAAATTAGCTGTATTTGGGCGAGTGGATACTAATTGTTGTGCTACTTCTACGTCAGTGTTTGAATTTTTTATGCTGTTATTTAGTCCAATAACAAAACTATGAAACAATCCATTTGCGGGAATTGGTAATACGGCGACAATTTCAGAAACGACGAATAGAATATATCCTATAATTTCAAGTGTAGTCATATATAATATTATAGTTATTTTATTATATAAATTAAACGTAATTATTAGTTTATTAAGGTAAAAATAGAATTTATTTTTTCTTATTTTAATTAAGAAGTACATATATGGTTTTTACAAGAAATCAAAAAAGAAAATTAGACTTATTAAATATGGATCAAACAGAAACATATAATAATGAATCTAATATTCAATTACATAATAATACAAATATTATATTATGTAAAACGAAGAAACGACCTAAAACTTCTGAAAATTCTGAAACAATTTCTACATTGGAAGAAAATACCAATGAAGAAGAAATATCATCTAATATATCTGAAGATGAAGATATAATTGAAGATATAAATGAAGATGAAGATATAATTGAAGATATAATTGAAGATATAAATGAAGATGAAGATATAGAAACATTAGAAACAGATAATAATATAACAAAAAATATACAAGATATTATTACAAATTCTGTAAATAGATTTATTAAAAAATTTAAACCGTATGATACAGACGAAGAGAATATAAATGAAAAGGGAGATGAGTACGATAAATTTATAGATTATATTGATTCTATAAAAGATGGAGAATTTTTTGAACGTACATCAATTGATAATAAAAAAAAATCTTTAAAAAAAATATGTGACAGGGAAGAGATAAAACGATTAAATGAACAATTAAAAAATATTCATAAGGAATATAAAGATAATGCTCCAAGTGTTATTGATATTTTAAATATGGATATTGATATAACACAAAAAAAAAATTTATTAGAAAAAATATATCATTTAAATAATTCAGAGTTACTTACATTAGATTATAGTAGTAATTTAAAAATTTTAAATACAAATATTAAAGGATATAGTGATCCAGAATTACATAATATAGAAAAAGAAATATTAAAAACATCAAATAATTTAGAATATTCTGATAATTATAAGGAAAAAATTTTAAAATCTAAAATGCCATTTGAAAATAAAGTTATTGCTTATAAACGTCTTGAAGTTATGGAAGCATTTGAGTCAAATGATACTAGTGAATATGCTAAATATAAATCTTGGATGGATATATTATTATCAATTCCATATGATGAACGTGTTGTAAATAATTTGGATATTAATAATATAGATCGATTAAAATCATATATTAAAAATGTAAGGGATGTTTTAGATAAACGTCTTTCGTTTTTAGAAAAACCAAAGGATCAAATAATAAATGTTGTTACACAAATGATAAAAAATCCTAATTATACTACAACGGCAATTGGATTATATGGTAACAAGGGTCTAGGTAAATGTCATGCGATTAATACGCCTATTTTAATGTTTAATGGTTCAATAAAAATGGTTCAAGATATTAAAGTTGGTGAATTTTTAATGGGTGATGATTCTACACCTAGAAAAGTTTTATCATTAGCTAGTGGTAGAGAAGAAATGTATAAAATAGAACATCTATCTCAAAAAAAATCATATATTGTTAATAAAAGTCATATTCTTACATTAAAATACAATGATAAAAAACGCTTATATAATAATAATTCTAAAGGTTGTTTTATAGTAAGTTGGTTTGATCATATTGCTGTTAAAATTTGTTCAAAAACATTTAATTATAAAGATAAAGATTACCAAAAAACTTATAATAAAGCAAAGGATTTTTTTAATCGAATTAATGAAACTAATATTGTAGATATTTCTCTTGAAAAATATTTGGATCTTGATAAAAAACATCAACGATTATTATGTGGTTTTACACAAAAAGTAATTTTTAGTAATAAGGAAGTACCGGTGAGTCCTTATATTATTGGATTATGGTTGAGTAATAATATGGATGCAAAGTTAAAAAATCCTTTAATTTATTATAAATATAATAAAATACTACTGCAATTAAAAATAGATATAAAAGCGGATGTGATAGATGATTATAATATATTTAAACAAACATTACATAAATATGATTTATTAAAATATAAATATATTCCTGATTTATATAAAATAAATTCTGAAGAAAAACGTTTAGAATTATTAGCAGGTTTAATTGATGGTTGTGGACGAGCAAATAAGGAGGAAAATTGTTATCAATTAAAAATAAATAGTAAAAAATTATCACAAGATATTTTATATTTATGTGATTCTCTTGGTATTTGTTGTTATATAAACAAGACCAAACTTATCATTGAAAATAATAGAATTATTCCTATAATGACTGATAGTGTGTCATTAAGAAAAATAAAACAAAATTATTTATCAGAAATAAAGGTAACATCACTAGGTGTAGATGATTATTATGGATTTGAATTAGGAGATAATCATAGGTATTTATTAGGAAATTTTATTGTAACACATAACACTGCATTAGTTAAAAGTATTTCGGAAGCTTTGGATCGTCCTTATAGAACTATTAATTTAGGTGGAGAATCAGATTCATCTTTGTTAACTGGTCATGGATTTACATATGTTGGTAGTTGTCCTGGTAGAATAATTGAAATATTAAGAGAAACAAAATGTACAAATCCTATTATATTATTTGACGAATTAGACAAAGTTTCAGAAACACATCATGGTAAAGAAATAATTGGTAATTTAATTCATTTAACTGATACTACATCAAATAATAAATATAATTATGACAAATATTTTGCTGGATTAGATTTTGATTTATCAAATGTTTTATTTATATTTACATATAATGACTCAACCAAAGTAGATAAAATTTTGGCAGATAGATTATTTAAAATTAAAATAGAAAATTATACGTATGAAGAAAAATTAGAAATTGCAAAAACACATATTATAAAAACTGTATTAGATCAATATAAATTTAGTGAAGATGAAATTTTATTTGGACAAGATACTATTAATTATATAGTAGAATCATCTAAATCAGATCAAGGAATGAGAGATATTAAACGCAAATTTGAAATTATAGTTTCAAGAATTAATACACTTTTATTAACTGATAAAAATGAAAATATTATTAGGTTAAAATACAAAAGCTTATATGATTATTATCAATGTTTACCTGTAAAAGTTTTAAAAGAGCATGTGGATATTCTTTTATCAGAAAGTATATCAAATGATGAAGAAGATAAATTTAGTGTTCCACCACCAGGCATGTACATGTAAAATTACAACTAAAGTAATGATTTGTAATTTTTACTATAATTAAATTTATTATGAAAAAAAATAAAATAAATTATTATATTATAAAATGATTAATGGTGGTGCTAAAAAAGTATTATCTAAAAAAAGGAAATCTCCTTCAAAGAAAAAACAATCTGCTAAGAAGAGATCTTCCAAAAAGAGATACGTTAAAAAAAGATCTTCAAAAAAGAAGTCATCTATGAAGAAGAGATCTGCTAAGAAAAAATCTTCCAAAAAGAAGTCATCTATGAAAAAAAGATCTACTTCAGTACCTATGAAAAAGAGATCTGTTAAGAAGAGATCTTCTAAAAAGAAGTCGTCTATGAAAAAAAGATCTGTTAAGAAGAGATCCGTTAAGAAGAGATCTGCTAAGAAGAAATCTTCCAAAAAGAAGTCATCTATGAAAAAGAAATCTTCCAAAAAGCGATCTGTTAATAAAAGATCTTCCAAAAAGAAGTCATCTATGAAAAAGAAATCTGTTAAGAAAGCTTCTGTTAAAAAATATTCTACTAAAAAGTTAACTAAACAAAAAGGTGGAACACAATTGACCTTATCTTGGGCTGAAAATCTTATTGATAAATATCAAGAAGAAAATGATGAAAAATTAACCAGTTCTGATAATATTTATAATATATTAAGGGTATTGATGGATGAAAAAGATTTTGAATCTGATGAGGGCGAATTAAGATATATAGTTAAACATATAGAAAAATACTTGGATAATCAAAACAAGGGTGACAGTGACAGTTAAGCTTGTATGTGAATCAGGTGTTTTTGAAGCTTGTAAAAAATTTTAAATCAGTGATTGTTGATTTAAAAAATTAAATACATGGATACTAAGAGTGCATTAAATGTATTAAGGAGAAAGAATAACTATTTATACATAAATTATATTAAAAAATTTTAAAAATCAATTTATTTAACTAAAGTAAAGATTTATAATTTTTACCAGGGTAATGTTTATTTAATAAATTTATTATTTTTTTCGAATTTACCCATTTAAATGCTGCATCTCCAGACCATATAAGCCATGATATTATGCCATTTTTATTATGCCATTGTGTGTCTTTTGGTCTACCAGCGCGTAACCATTTTTTATATGTAGGATAACTCGCATATATATGTCTGGCAAACCAAGCTCTCATATATTTTACATCTTCAATGGGTATTTCATCTTTTGT